AAATAGTCCTCGGGTAATCCGGCTGAAAAGGCCACGTACTTGGGCAAATCAGGATCGATGACGGACAGGCTGGAATGGATCACGTCCTTGGCCGTATCCACGCCGATGATATGCAGGCTGGCGCCGTGCTTGAGTTTCTTGCGGCTGAGTTTGGTCGGCCAGATCGGTAATGCCCCTGCCCTGCCCTTGATGGCCATGACCCGACGACCGGCCCGTTCGCCACAGAACTTGTAAACCTCCTGCGTGTGATGACCGCCCGAGTCGATACAGGCGGCGCGAATCGACATGAGCGCCCCGGTTTCGGTCATCAGCGGTTGCAGCAGCAGGTCATCCAGCGTTTGCCAGATTTTCGGCTCACCGGGATTGCCGTATAGGCGGAGGTGATGCAGCACGCGGCTCTGGTCTTTGGCGGTGTAACCGATGATCGAGACTTCCAGGCGGTCGCCCTGGACGTCCACGCCAGCGGTTATCAGTACCACGTCCTCGGGTACGTGGTCCCATTGTTCGCGGCGTGCCATGAGGCCGGATTGGTCTATCTTTTCGCCGGTGCGGTCTTCAAAACACTCGCCCAACTGAAGGTTGATAAATGTCTTCAGCGTTTCCGGGTGATCTTTCTTGTCGAGAAATTCTTGAACAACATCGGCAAAGGTTTGCCAGGGCGAGTACAGGGCGCTGATGTGAAACCCGGCCACACGCGGATTCTGGTTATGCGCCCGCCATTCGCCTGCGGCCAGCATTTTCAGCTTGTCGGCATTCTCATAGATGGAACCGCACTCAGGACACACGGCACGCGCTGAACTGGCGTCGCCTTCATCCCACACAATCTGCGGCCATTTCAGCGTATGAAAAACGCCGCAATGCGGACAGGGCAGGTAGAAGTAGCGCATATCGCTGCGCTCAAACTCGCGCCAGATCCGCGAGGCTCCTTCCATCGTGGGCGTTGAGGCCATCACAAACTTGCGGTTCCAGAAAGTGACGGATCGCTGACGTGCCAGAAACAACGGGTCGCCTTCACTGCCAGCACTGACCGGGTAGCGGTCCACCTCATCGGCAAACACAATGCGAATGGGTCGGCTGGCCAGATCAGACGGCGCATTGGCCCCGATCATGGTGATATGGCCACCGGGAAAGGTCTTGTGGTCGATGGTGTTGCCGCTGCTACGGCTTTTCGGGTCGGCAATCAGTCGCTTGAGGACGGGGGTATCCCGCACCATCGGCGACAATCGGTCTTTGCTGAACGTCTCGGCAATCTTCACCGTCGGCTGCATGACGATGATGGGTCCGGGATCTTGATGGATGTGATAGCCGATGATGCACTTACTCAGCAGCGTCTTGCCGATTTGGCTGGAGGTGCAATAGACGACTTCCTTGATGTTGGGATCGCTGACGACTTCCAGCATCTCGCGCTGATAGGGGGCGCGGTCGGTGCGGTACTTGCCCGCTTCGGCAGAATCTTCGGGTGACAGAAACAGGTACTCATCGGCCCAATCCGCGACGGTCAGCAGCGGGGGCGGCGTGGCAATCCGTGCCGAGGCATTGGCGACCTTGTGCAGTACCTCAAGGAACGCCACTTTTGGCCACCTCCTCCAAGGCTTCGCGGACCAGCAGCATGGCTTCTCGCTCGGCATCTTGCAGGGTGTCGGTGCCGACAACTTTGGAAGCCAGCCGACCGGGTAGATTGAGCAGCTTCCCCCGCATGTTGCCGATCATCGACTCCCAATGCGTCTGGACCGCATCAGCCGGGATCAGGTTCTTGCGCTTGATCTCTTCCTCAAGTCCCGCAATGTTCGCCTGGTGGTGAGTCAGGCGGGCCTTCTCCACGTCATAGTCAAAGTCGTTCTCAACGCCATAGATCATGCCTAACGCCTGGGTGGATTCCACCTCGGCCCCGCGCTTCCCTTCCGGTATCAGCTCCGAGCAGCGTTTTCTGATGGTATCCCGGTGGATTCCCGTCAGTTCAGCCAATCGGTTGATGGTTATCAGCATTTTGACGCGTTATGTGACATTGTAACTAGCGAAAGACCGAGGTTCGCACTACCCGCCCCGCAGGTTGCGCGGGAGGACCCACGCGCTTCTCAGCGAACACCATCACCACCACAGCCCCAACAGCAGCACGCCAATCATCAGCACGCCCACGAAGTCCCAATCAATCATTGCCCATCACCATCTCTTCGATGCGCACGTCCCAATGGTTGAGGAAGATGTTGCGAATGTCGGCCTCTTCTTCCACCTCGGCCAGTTTGGCCAGATAGTGTTTCGCCTTTTCGCCGTCATCATGTGCGTCCACCTTGCGGCCTTGGCGCATTGAGTATTTGATGATGTTGCCTTTCAAAAACCCCACCCACTCTTCATGCGTTAGCACGGCCTGCATGACTTCCCACGGTTCAATGGCCATCGTCTTGTAATGTTCGCCACCCACCTGGTAATCGTTGGTTGATTCGCTCATGCCTTGTCCAACCTCGCATGTGCCAGTGCGTCTGTATATTTTTCCGGGTAACGCTTACTGAGCTTTTCAATGTTCTGCTTGGCCAAGTCTTCCATTGAAATACCCAAACGCTTCGCACCCAACGCAATGAACCACAGCGAATCACCCAACTCTTCCGCCGCGTTCTCAACGTCCAAGGGTTTTGCGTAAATGAGATGCCGCTTGACCGCATCCACAAACTCGCCTGCTTCACCCGCCAAGCCCAGTGCGGCATGCATGAGGTCCATATTTTCGCCAAGGTCTTTGGCTGTTCGATTGGCCAGCGTCTGATAATCGTTTAATCGCATGTCACGTTGCCTCGTATGGTTTGCCATCTGAATATCGTCCTGCTGTGCTGGATGACTGTTCCCTTATCCATGCCTTGTCTTCGTCTGTATGCTTTGGTAGTGGCGACCAGAAAGCCCAGCCGGATTCGGGATACCAAACACCGACGGTTACGCCGCCATATAGCGAACGGAACAGCATCTTGCAGTTCTTGGGTGGTGGCACCCTGTCAATGCGTCGCCACATCGGGCCAATCTCAGCCAGGTGTTGATGTTCATCCTGCATTCTGGTTTTTCTCCTGATTCAATAACGCGATGACAATGCCAAACGGCAGCATTGCCACGATCGCCAACAGTGTCAGCATGACCATCGCTGCGGATAGGATGTGGGTGAGAATGGGTTTCACGCCGCCTCCCAAGCAATCACCAGCCCGCCATCCGGTATCGGCTCGCCCTTTCGAATGGATAGATGGGTGATTTGCCGGTCATCCGCGTAAGCAATCCCGTTCAAGCAATCAATCGCTACCTTCATCACGTTGTCCAGGTCCATCGACCGGACGGCTTGCCCTGGCTGATACTTTTGCGGACGCTTGGGGTGATAACTCATGTCCAGCTTCACCCCGCCCTGTAGCGGATCACAGACGCCCTCGTTAGCGGCAATGACATGCACCGCTGCCTTGTACTCGCGGGCCTCGGTGGATTTCACCGTCATGCCGCGAAACGACCGCCAGTAGCGATTCGTGCTGATGGGATACGGCAGGATCAGTTGCGGCATGGTTAGAACGGAATGTCATCGTCATAGGGCACCGCCGAAGAGGCGGCTGCCGCTGCACTCACACTCGCCACCGGTGCAGACGTGGCTGGTGTAAAACTGCCCTGCCCGTCCCTTTCCTTGGGCTTGAAGAAGTTGACGCGAACGCCCCGGTCGCCCGGACAACCAGCCGGGTTGAACCACTTCTCCAAAATCAGGCATTGCCCGCCATCCTCGAATTGCAGGACGGCCCCGACATTCACCCAGTTCTTTTTGGTGCTGCCATCGCGGGCCTGATATTCGCTGGTGGCGACTGCCGCGTCATAAATCTTCTGTGTTGCCATGTGTTACTTCCAGTGGTTTGAATCGAGAATGAGTCCGGTGTCATCCTTCACGCGAATGCGCCGGATGTCGCCGGGTTGGTTGAAGACCGACGTGATGGCTGCCAGTGCATCGGCCATCTCGGGATGTTCGTTGCGAAGATGGGCTTTCTCTTCGCGTTGCTTTTGGCGCTTTGGTTCCTGCTGGGCATGAACCGCTTGACCGAGTTTTTGCAGGCCATCGGTTAGTTCACCCATTCTTGCGCCTGCACATTGGTCCACAGCATTTGCTCAGGGATGAACCTCGCCATCACTTTGCCGCAAGGCCCGTGGCGGTTTTTCTCCACCAGAATCTCGGCCTCTTCGGGATTGGCGTCATCGTTGTAAACCGAGTCGCGGTAAAGAAACATCACTGCGTCGGCCTCCTGCTCAATCTCGCCAGAATCACGCAGGTCTGCCATCAGCGGGCGCTTGTCGGAGCGCTGCTCACATTGGCGGGAAAGTTGAGCGAGGCAGATGACCGGCACGTTTAGGGTCTTGGCCAGCGTCTTGAGTGACTGGATCATTTGCCCGACCTCTCGCACCCGTGAATCCATCGAATCATCGGGACTCAAGCGCGTCAGGTAATCCACCATCAGCAGATCCAGCCCGCCAGATAGCTGCCATGCCCTGGCTTGCATCGCAATGTCGCCAGGGGTGCAAGCGGGTTTGTCGAAGACCTCAATCGGCAACTCGCTGTAACGCATCGCCGTGTCATTGAGTCGGGCAAAGTCCTGCTCATCCAAGTCGCAAGAGCGCAGCTTGGTCGAGGCGATGTTGCCGAACATGGACACCATACGCAGGCCAATCTGCACCGCGGGCATTTCCGCCGAAGCAATCCCCACCCGCTTGCCATTGAGCGCAGCGGCTTTGGCCAGACTGACCATGAAGGCGGTTTTACCCATTGCCGGTCTTGCCCCGACGACAATCAGATCCGACTTGTGGAAGCCGCCCAGCAGGCGATCCAGCCCCGTGAGGCCAGAACTCACGCCGACCAGCCCGCCCGTCTGTTTGGCGTCAAAAGCCATTTGTAGGTAGTCCACCACCTCGGCCATCGTCTGCTTGGCCGTGTGGACATAGGTCTTGCCCGATGACTCCAGGCTGGCCAGCCGGGTAATCAACCGAGCGCGGACGGTATCCGGGTTTTTGCCGGTTTCCAGCGTTTGCTGGGCCAAGCGCAACAGCTCCGCCATTTGCCGAGCGCGGGATGCCGACTTCAGCGTTTCGCAACGGTCCACCAGGCTCTCGGGACGGATCAGACATTCCTTCCAGATTTCCGTGATGTCCCCGAGATTGGCATGACCGCCGATGCGCTCGGACACCCCAAACACGTCCACCGACTTGCCATCGGCAATGATCGCCCGCATCGAGGCGAAGGCCTGACCGCAGAGCGGCACGGTGAAATCATCCACCGCAATCTCCAACCGAGCGATCATGTCAGGATGACGCAGCAACCCGCCGATGACCTGATACTCGTTATCCGCCGCGCTCATTGGTACACCTGACGGGCTTGTCGCCTGACGGGTTCGGCATAGCCACCCGACTGCACCTCGTCCTCCCATCGCTTTCCGTTCAGCCAGGTTGCCGCGTGCGGAATGTAAGCGCCACCGTCCTTGGTCCATTTCGCGGATTTCTTGAACGCCTCAACGGCAGAGATGATCTTCGCCAGCAAGGCGTGGTCAGGTTTAATTTTGTTGAACGATTTCTGCGCTTCGACTTTGGCCGACTTGTTCGGATAGGTTTTCCAAAATTCCTCAAACCCACTCGCTGACCCCTTGGGGGGTAGGGGGGTGTTTGTATTAACTGGTTCTTGGTTATTGGTTATTGGTTGTTGGTTAGCATCGACTTTCGATGAAGAATCTTGCAAAGGCATTGCGTCCGCTATGCCATCGCATTGCGTTTGCATTGCGTCGGCATTGCGTCGGCTATTCGACCAGCGTGCGTTCGCATTTTCTCGCGCCTTTTCGCCCTTGGTCTGATAGGCTGAAATTTCGGCATCAATCCGCTTGTGATGCCACCCGTCAGCCTCTTTTTTGAAGAAAGTTTCCAGCAATAACTCGACCGTTTCAGCGTCAGAACCGAGCTTAAATGCCAGCTTTTTGACGGCATCCTCTATCGGCTGCTCGGTGTCGTAATAGGTCCAGATCAGACGCAAATACGTCATGCTCTGGCTATCGGTCAGGTTCGACGTGTCGCGGATAAAATCGCCAATATGATGTTGGTAGTAGTGCATCAGGATTCACCCGCACCCACGCCGTCTAGAATGAACGCGGCCAAGTCTTTTGCTGTCTTGCGCGATAGCACCACCACGTCAGAACCGCCGCGCTTATTGGCTTGCACCACCAGCACATTGCCGCTGGCATCGCGCTCACAGCGCACGTCGTATTCAGCGAGCTGATGCAAGGTGATAGAATGATCGCTAGTCATCGTTGATCTCCGTTCGATCAATGGTTGATAGATAGCCTCAACAGTTCGTGCTGTTGGGGCTTTCGCTTTTGTGGCTTGGGTCATAATTCATTGACGGCTTGAAACCGTCGCGTCTGTTAACCCACACATGTGACTCATGCACACCACGGATATCTATGTAATTGCATTTCTTGCATAGCTCATGTTCCGCATATTTGCTGGCGTCTTCTTTGCTTTTGTATGAGCTACCCAAGTGAATTTCTTCGCTAGTAAACTTGCTGCGAAGAACGATGCAATACTTCATCTTTGTCCCATGCTAAATTTCTGAGAACGCCACTCGGCTTCAAAAGCATCGGCATGTGCTAGAAGACTGCTTGCCGTTCTTCGCATTTTTTCCAAGTTAAATGCGCGTTCCACGTCAGTCAAAAGATGTCTCAACTTGTATTGAGGCTCTTCGCCAAGTTTTCTTGGAATTGGATATCTTTGCTGAAGCTCACCAGAAAACATGTCGTCCTGTGACTCCAAAGCCTCCTGTGAAGCATAGTCATATCGCCTAGCGAGTCTTTTTCTCGCCATGTGCTTAAAATGCTCTATTGATGCGTATTTGATGTGATCGTCTTCATCATCATCGCCATATATAGAGTGGACATCGACAGCTATTGCTGTTGGTGAGGCATATACGGCATTGTTTGTGTCAGCATCAGCCACTAGCTGGTCAATGGTAGAAGTTATGTCGTCATGCAGACTCATAATCAGATTCCTCGCAAAGTGATTCAAACCAATCGCGGATAACCGGGATCAGACGGTATATGTCGTCACGCATGGCCTCAGTCATGGTGCCGTCAAAATGAGATAAAGGCTTGCCAAGAAACCCGTCACGCTCAATCTCGCGAAGCAAACCCCAGAAGCGCAAAACATGACGTTCAATTTGCGGAGCTGGCTCGACTTGCTCCTGTATTGAGACGGGAACTGGCAATTCTTTGGCACGGTTGATAAGACCAACCGTAGAAGGTTTGCTGACAGGATCGGCTAAGTGCTGCTCGAAAATATCCTCTGGGATATTGGCCAACGCCTGATACCGGCTTGACTGGGTTTTGTTGATGCCGAGGTCGGAGAGGGTTTTAGGTTTCTCCGTGGTAGCATCATGCGACCTCGGGAGTTCTTGCCCTTGCTTCAACTGGCCCTTCGCCTTCTCCATGTCCCGCAAAATCTCACCGGCCCGACGCTCTGCGCGAATGCGGATTTCACAAGCCTTGCGCTCTGCCTCTTGGTTTTGCGCTTGCTTCATGTATTCCTCTAGCGCCCGCGCCTGGTCACGCATCATCTTCACTTCATCAACCTGATGACACTCGCGAATCGCCATCACCATCGCCTGATATTTGACAGTCGTGATATCGCTGGAATGGTCTTCAAAATTAACAACGGCACTCATGCTTATTGCTCCTGTTGTTATGCCCAGTTGCCTGTACGGATTCTGTGAGGACTCGAATGCGGCCCCGATTCAATACCGACCTGGAATCTCCGCAATGACGGGTCA